AGATTACTCTTTTTCGGTGCATCATTTTTTGCCTCAGTATTAGATACCTCAGCTGGCTGTGAAGAAGCGGATTCGACGTTTTCGTTAGACATGGGATTATAGCCCCCAAGGGCCGATAGACTTCATGGCGGATGCCAAGTATCGGTACAAATGCGTGCGCCAACTATACTGTCAACAATAAATATAACAATTTATTGCACCGATTAAAACCTATTAGGCTCCGCGGTCTTCAGCATCAGTCTCTGCTTGCAGCAATTGCTGCTGAACAAAGTCATCGTACAGCCCAATAATCTGTGAGTACGCTCGGAGTTCTCCCGTAGATGCAAGAGTCATGCGATCATCTTTAACAACTGCATCTGAACACAGATCAATCATGGTGGAATGCTGCATTTCGCGCAGTTCCTCAATGAAATTCTGGAAGTTATCGTTCCCAACCAAACCAAACATGGTATGACGGAGGTTAGCAAACTTCTCAGTAGAACTCTGATGGGAATTGCGACGTTTCTTCATTTGGAGGCTGTAGCTGCGGTGGGATTGGGCATAGTGGCACCTAGGCGACCAATAACAGCGTTCTGCTGTTGCTGCATCTGGAACTCATACTGCTTCTTACGAGTATCCAGACGCTGACGGAAAGGTTCATCTTGGGCATACCGTTGCTGGATATCAGGCTGCTGCAAATACTGCTCCATGACTTGCAGACCGAATTGCGGAGGTGTGCCAGGCTTGATGTTTTTGGGGATGCCGGCAAAGATCTGCGTAAGATCCTGCTGTTCGTCCTCCACCAGCTGTTGTTGAGCCTGTTGAGCAGGGCGAATAATCCGCTCGGCAATGTTAGGATCAATGGTGGAAATGAATGCGGTGCAGAGGGCGGAATAATCAATGATTCCATCACGGTCAAGGGACTGCGCGGCCTGAATAATGGCAGTCCATTTCTCGCTCATCCGTTTAAAGTCGGTGGATTGCACATCCCACGACAGGTAAAAATCAAACTCTTCGTTGATGTCGCCCTTGTTGAACAGTTGTAAGTTGGTGTCCTTAACGCCCATTACGCGGAACATGACTTCATCTTGTCCGTATTGCTTGTAGAGCTTCCAGACCTGACGGAACGTGCGGGACAGACAACTTAGGAATTTATCCACCTCAAACTGATTGTAGATGGGATCAATGGCGGGGTCGCCCTCGCGGGAGGCAAATCCATTGTATTCCTTAAAAGAAGCTTCCAACAACGTCTCGGACGTGTTGGTGTTCATGTCAGGGATAGGACGATCTGCGTAATGGTATTCGTTGGGCCTGCGCTCCGAAATCATGGCTCCTGGCCCCCAACGTCCTGGTGGGCGTCCTTGTGGGTAGCAAATGGGCGGAAGGATGCCTAGAGAGGCCGCGTCGATGCGACTATCTTTGTGCGCCTTGATTTGGTCCTGCCAAGGCTTGCCTGGTTCTGGTACGCCGCGTGAATCGTGCAATTTGCGGCTCAGATACTCGCGACGATACAGAACAAACGGATACTCGCCGTGGGCGTAACCGAGCAGACCTGTTTTGGCGTAGCCGTCATGGTTCTGATCGGCAGGCAGCATCGGGTTAAAGATGGTGCAGTAAATCCCTGGCGTTCCATCTTCGTCTGACAAGCGTTGGTAGGCGTAAACAACGCCAATGCGGTCAGTGAACCGCTGTTGCGTGTAAACGAAGGAACGACTGATAGGTTGAAGGTACTCGCTGGGGCTGATCGTAATCAGTTGTCCGCGTACCTTCTGAATGGCAGCTTCTACCCAATTCTCGTCCCAGCCATCGGTCTGTACCAAGGCACGCAATTGCTCCGCGGTAAAATACTCCACGCGGTAAATCCCTGGCGTGTGCTCAAGGTCGGTAGAAAAGGATGGGATAAAGACGTGCTCATCCAGATTGAAAGCGCGGATGATGGGGTAGGACCGCTCAGGACCGTCCATTGGCACGGTGGTTTCACCTGTGTCGCGCAATTCTTTGAGCATCTTGCCCGCTTTGCCTTTGGAACAGTCGTACTGCTTGACAAAGATTTCCTTCAGGTCGTCGGCTGCGCTCTTGTCTTCCAAGAGGGCCATAATGTCGATGGCGGGGAACTGCTCTTGCAAATCCTGCAAGCGGACGCTGACCATAACCTTCTCTTTGCGCTTCTCCCAGAACTGACCCATGACGGCAATACCTTTTTCGTCCATGAAGTTAGCGCACATCTCAATCTCGCGCTCAATTTCAGGGATCTGCGTCTGGATCATCCAACGCATAAAGTTGCTGACAAGCTGACTGCGGGAACCGTCCTCAGAGCCTACGGGCACAGCGGTGAGGTTGGAGCGTTTGAACGCCATTCCCTTCATCGCAACCTTCTTGTTGATGATATTATCAACGAGGAAGCAGCGCAAATCGCTAGCACCATCCCACGGGGTAGGACTTACTTTGCTACCTTCGCGGGAATGCTTTTTACCATCGGCAGACTGACCGTTCCAAATAGCGTAACGTGTCTCGTAGTTCAGGCGGCATTGATCGATGAATGGCTGATTGTCGCGCACGCAATCTTCAAAGGCTTTCTTCAGCAGGTTGAAGTTTGGACCTTCGTTTTCAGACGGGGCCAACTGAAGGCCAGGGTCTGAAGTCATAGATTTGGCATTGCCGTCAATAGAACTCATAGGCTTATGTCACGACTATTGTAGATTTTTAATAAATCAAGCAATCAATAACTCCAAGTCCTATCATCAATCTGCTTATTGGCGTGCGGATCGACGAAGGAGCATTGAGAAACCAGCAGATACCGTAGGCAGTCAATAGGATCCTTGCTGGCTTCATCTTTACCACCCTTGGCTGTATATTCCTGCAAGGAGTAGATGAGATTCTGGCAGCGTTCGCTGATGTAAATCTTTGGCGCGTTGAGTGATGAGATGGGCTTGCTTTCGTCGTAGGAAAACAAGCCATTGATAAGCTGGATGCCGTTCTCAATTTCTACGCCAGGGGCGGGCAGAAAAATCATACCGGCATCGTCAAGCTCGCTGATGATTGTGGTAGCTCCATCGGCGGATTGTTTCTCGGCAGCACCTAGGCGTGGGTCGATAAACCGCTCGAAGATAGTTTCCCCTTCCTCGCAATGTTTCATCAATTCGACATAATCGTTGATGCCTCTTTTGGAACCTTTCTGGGCTGGGCCTGCTTTGCCCTCGGGTCCAGTTCCAGGCAATGCCCAGTCGTCGTAGTCAGGCCACTCGCGGTAAACCCACCACGTCCCTGCGGCATCAATTGCTGCCCAGATCATAAACCAATTCTTGGAGCCAGCGGGATCCAGCACCATGTAACGGGTGACATTGTAATCCACGTTGTTAGTCCACGGCAGTTTTTCGTGGGGGATGACGTTGACCTCTTTGTTAAAGCCAGGGAACACGCTGGTCATGCTCTTGGTCGGCACGCCATAGGCACGGGCAAACACTTCATCTTTGGAGCGACCTAGCAGTTTGTTTCTAAAATCTGAGGTATCGATGAAACTATTATCTTCTGTCCAAAAGTAATAGATGATGGTTCCAGGGCGTGACAACGATTCTTGAACCACGGGAAGCTCGCGACCTACCAGCGGAGCAAAACGTTTCTCTAACGTGCGAGTCTTGCCAAGGATGTCCTGCACCAAGGGTGTCCAGCCCGTGAGGGTGGTAAACGTCAGGAGAATGCGCCCGTGGTAGTCGGTAGTGCGGTATTGCAACGTCTCAAACATCTTCTGCGGGCATTCCTCGTCGCACCAAATCAGATGCGCCTTAAAACCTTCAGCTACTTGGGCATCAGCTTGGTAGCTTCGGTAGTTGCTAAACTTGATGCTGCCCCCGCGGCGAAATCCATTAACGGGTGGGAGGATGCAGATATTGTCAGTAAAGCCGTTCTTCTGCGAGTACTGGACGCTGTGGTTGAGTCCTTTCTTGGTCGGTAAGTTGCGGATGCCATCGGGCAGAGCATCCCAGATCATGCGTTGCTGATCTTCGATGGATCGGTCCTCGTTGACGTGGTAGGCCCGAACCTCTGCACCAGGGATTGTACCTGCCGCCCAGACGCACAGACGGGAGGCAATCATTGATTTTGAACTACGGTTGCCACCTAGGATGACGTGGTTGGTGTATTTGTCCCAGTTCTTCATCATGGTCTGCCATGACGGGAGAATCCAACCTGCACCTACCGGATTCATCAAAGCGTCGTGATTGCGTTGTTCACGGAACGTCAAGTACTCGGCCAGTTTCTCTTTAGGCCAACTCATCAAAACCGAATCGGGTGGATTAGAAACCCACGGGATTCCAAAGTCAGGTTTAAAATCATCACAGTAATGAACATCGCCAAGTGCCATAAGATTACTTCTTCTTTTTGAAAGGTTTAATCAACGTTGCATAAGCCAAACGACTTATCTTCAACTGCTTCCAAGTAATGATACCTTGGCCGTCAATGTTGATGCCTTCAGGTTCTGCATTGACTGACAGACGAGCGTATTCCCTTGCGCCTTCAATGTCCGGTTCGACTAACCATTCGTTAATTTTTGTACGAGTAATCATTGGGCAGGGTGAGAGGCGTTTCCTGCAATAGCCAATGATTATTTTTATCAACACATCAGGTATTAGAAACGCTAATAACGACAGATGTTGTGAATTTTTAGCTTCAAAGCCTGAGTAATCATTGCAGGTTTATTGCATGGCTACTAAACGAATCCTAATCGGAACTCCTCTCAAGGGAGACATTCCTAAATCCTATTTTCGGACCAGCCTAGTTATGGCGTCCGCCAAGATTCCTGATGTCAAACTAGACTGGATCTTGCTGGATGGTCCTGCGGTGCAGATTGCTCGCAACGAAATTGCAGCCTATGCTATCGAGAACAACTTTGATGAAGTCATCTTTTGGGACAAGGATGTCTTGGCCCAACGCAACGGGGTTGATGTTACTGACAGTGCGTTAATGCGGCTGATCGGGCATGACAAAGATATTGTCACGTCGGTCTACGCCTCTCGGTCGTTGGATACGCATTGGCACGTTACGCCGTTACCTAATGAGGTGGTCAATGAGGAAGGATTGCAGAAAGTAGAACGCGCAAGCATCGGCTTTTCTAAAATCAAGGTAGGCGTATTTAAAGCTATTGCCTACGACAATCCAGATCGGGTGGCCATGCTATTTGATCCTAATCGTGCGCCACGCTCCATTCCTGAGTTGTTCCCAATGGAACTGCAAGGACGCAACATTCCTAGCTACCGCATTCAGCAGATCAAAAATGCCCTGACTGAGTGCAAGAATGACGATAAGTTGCGGATGCGGATTGAGCGTGAGTTGTCCGTGCGCTACGACGAACCCAATGCCTACCTGTCGGAGGACTATGGGTTCTGCAAGCTGGCGCGGGAGTCAGGCTACGACATCTGGATGGATACCCTGATGGTACTGGGCCACGAGTCCAGAGTAACGCTGCCCATTGAAACGCCCAAGCTCATGGAAATGCTGTCAGAGCCTTGGCGCAAAGAGGAATTGGCAGTAATCAAAACTCAACTGATGGAACAGAACCAGAAGGCTAAGGAAAAGAATAACAACAACCGCAACTGACCATGAATGCTGACTACAAAGTAATTACTCCTGAACAACGGTGGCACGCTGGCCGTCAAGCAGAGGCGTTCTTTGGCCTGCTGGATACCTACAACAAACTTGCAGAAGACCATCTGAAGCTACAGGAAGAAGTAAAGAAGCTCCGCAAAGCCATCAAGACGGGCAAGCCCGCTGTCTAGTCCTTAACGGCCCCTGTCTTCTTGCTGATCTTAGCATCGATGTCATTGCAGTTACCAATGTCCACGGGGGCTGACTGAATCGTAGGCACGCCCGTCTTGCCACTCAAGCGGGCGACAATCTCCTCTTTGCTCAGAGAGCCGTAGTTGTTCACTTGGATGTTCACGTTGGCCCCCTGCGTGGCGTTCAGCCCTGCAATGCGTTGCCGTTTGTCAATGGCTACCGCTAGGTTAAACCCCAGCGTCTGCAAGGGTGTGTCGTCTACTGTCTCCAGCATCCGGTCCACAATCTTATCCGCCAAGGTATCCAGCTTGCCTATAAGTCTTTGATTAAATTCTTCCACGGTAATTCCTACAATACGTTGCAAAACCCTGCGATCATCAACCGTTACATCACCCAGAGAGGGATGCTTCTTCAAGCCCAATCCTCTCCCGTCCAGCGTAGCTATCGCCACAGAATTGATTAACCTCTGCGGGCTGTAAGTCGCCTTGCCATGCTTCCCATCGACTTTGACTCCTTTAGCCATAGAGCTTACGGAGCAAGGCCATTAGCCCATTGCGAAGCCTGCTCCCTGATGCGGGCAATGTACTCATCGGCTGACTCAGGCTTCCTAGGAAACACGGTATCCTGCTTCAGGAACTGAGGCAGCACATGGCTGGTGTCCGTGGCGTCTGTCGCCGCCGCGGCTACAGGCTCTGCCACAGCCACAGGCTCAGGCACAGCCTCTACCATAGGTTCCGCCTCCACACCTTCATTCACATCCATCCGCCTCACCACCACATACTCCGAATCCGTATCATCTGCACTGAGCCAAGTCCGCTTCACCCACACCCGCTCTCCCCTCACCAGCCCATTCCTCCAGTCCCAGTTAGCCACCTTAGTCCACAGCTCGCCCCCACCCTCTTTCCCAGGCAATCTCAGCTCATTGTATTGCTTGTTACGGCACACCTTCCCCACTAACCCTTCTCCTTCTTCTACCCATCTCGACTCCCCCCAACTACTAGCATAAGTAGCTTTTTCCGCCCCCCTATCTGCTTGACCAAAACCCCTATTCCCCTCCGACTCCCCGTCAGGGGAGTGAAGCTCTTGTGCCGTCTCTTGTGCCGCACAACTACCTCCACTGGCAACTGCCTCTTCTGCCAAGGCTATAGCTCCTGCCACTTCCCTAATAGCCGCTACGTCTAGCGTCAGCTTTCCTCCTGACTGCAAAATTCGTACCTCTTGGGTGGATTTATAGTTATAATTATCCCCGCTGGCGTCTGTGACCCCCTCCCCCCCTTCTGGCAGGGCGGCGGGTAGTGGCACGCCTGCCAGTAGTGGCAGTAGGTTGTGGGCGGTGGCGTAGGCGTAGGCTTCGCGGATCCTACCGGACGAAAGCAGGCGGCGGACCCATGACGCTTGGCCTCCTTTGGTCTTGCCAGTAGGCCGCCCGATGCGTCGCGAACGAACGGTGCGTCCTGGAACGAGGGAAGGAGGCGGCGAGATAGGAGAGGCGGAAGAGAGCATGAGGCGCAAATTGCGAATGGGTTGGCCATTAGCAAGCATAATGGGGGTATTAGGTGAACTACTAGCATCCTGGCATGGGGAAACGTGCAAAGAAA